CTTCATCAAAAGATATTCCAGAAGGAGTTGCTATAAAATTTAATTGTACGAAATTAATTGAACGATTTGGCTTGATATATATATCAGCAACAAAATTATTTGAATCTATAACTTGACTTGTGTTGTTTGTTGAATCGCAAACAACTCTATAATCAGATATACCTCTACGTCCAAGAACAGTTTTTAAATACGGTTCTACTAATAAACTAAATTGTGATCTAGTAAATTCATCATTGAATTCAAAAAGTACAAATTGAGATGCTTTAGCAATTGCTTTTTCTAAAACAATAAACAAACGACGAACATTAATTCGATCAAATGCACTTGGTTTTTGTAAAAGAGTTTTATCACCGTAAAGAACAGTTCCTGTTCCGTCAAACGAAACAACAGGATTAATACCTTGTTTATATAATTCATCTCTATGTGTTTTATTTGGATTATAATCTAATTTAATACTGTTAAGAATGGTTCCTCTAGCAAAACCAGCAGGAGAATACCAAGGATCCTGAAGATTATCTGTTCTTGCACAACACCCTGCAATATCAGCACAAAGAGGAACTGATCGATACACATCATTATATTTGTCATATTGTGTCTTATAACCAGTATCCATGACACCATAAGACGATGAAGTTAAACTGCTACGGTAACTTAAAACTTCTGTTAATTTCTCAGCAGTAGTTTTCTCGTAACTAATCTTAGGAGAAACGAATGCCATACAATCTCTTCGTGTCTGTGCAAGTTGAACAATAGAATTTGCGGATGATGCGTTAAGTGGGCCAGCAATTAACATTCCTATATCAATTTCTTCAGAATTAGAATAATGTGTGGTATATGCTGCAGAAATTGCTGCATCAGTTATTCCGTTTGTTGTATGTAAAGCACCACCAGTAAGACTATATAATTTGAAAAAATTACTAGAATCTACATTTGCAAATGCCGCACTAGTATCCGTAATTACCGTATCCCAATTAGATCCAGCTTTATATCCAACCCAAACATACTCAGATTTATTATTAATAACTGTTCTATAGTATGATGAAGTTCCATCTTCTTGTAAACCATTTGAGGCTTTTGAAAGGAATTCAAATTTTTCTAAAACTGTTCCTTTAGTTCCAGACCACAATCCACCCTTATCAATAATCAAAATATGAATTTCATCTTTAGATGTTGCATTTCCTTTATTAATAGAAAATTGAGAAGTTCCTGGAATTTGACCAACAACTTTAACATAATCTGCATAATCAATAACATCTGGAGTTCCATCACTTGGTGCATACCCACCATTATCAATAACAACTACAGAAAGACTATTTCCCAGTTCTCCTGGATATGCAGCGTAAAACACCGCGTCTGTAGTAGATGAAATAAAAGACATTGATCTATAATGATCTACATTTTTAATTTGTTTCCCGGCTACAATAGCACCGCTGAATGCAGGTGATGCAGCATTAAGGTCTGATGCATTTACAGCACGAACTACCTTTAAATTATTTCCGTATGCTAAAAAGTTTGATGCAGTAAACCAAAATTTTGCATAATAACCATCATTTTTTGGTGCCCCGAACATCTCTAATAATTCTGCTTCGTTAGAAACAATAATTGGTTTTTCGGCTGGTCCCCAGACAAAAGGACAAACAATTGCAGCGGGCGATGTTGCTACAGCAGGAACAATAAGAGTTATGTCTTTTTCAGTAAAATTTACGCCAGGGCTAATTTGAAATGCCATTTTTATATCTCCTTAAAGAGTCTTAATTGTTTTTTTAATAATAAAGGCAAATTTTCACAAAATACAGTTATTTTCTACAGATATATATAATTTTAACGATTTTAATAATTATAGGTCTACTTTAGACCAGGTATTGCCCTCTTCATCAGTTTCTATGCCACTTGAATGCAAAGAACCATCATCAAAAAATCCTAAAGGTAATGTTTCGTCATCTAAATGTTTCATTTTTTCATCAAAAAGGCTCTTTCGAATGTCCATATTTGTTAGGTCTTTAAAATAATTTTGTGTTGATAGCCAACCAAATAGGACTAGACACATAACCAAGTCGTCATTGTGATTTGTATCTGCCGCATACCCCTTGGAATTAGAGACAAACGAAACCAATTCACGAATAATATCATAATCATTAAGAACAAGTTTGTCAGTTTCCACCATACTCTTGAATACAGAGCACCCTAACTTTTTCACAGCAGCCGTTGTACGGACTCCACGTTGATTGTCAGCCTTTCCAAAGCCTCCGTCGAGTGTTTGACCCTTTCTTCCTCTAATACTTGAAACTAGCAAATTTTCATATTCAAAATCATTATGAAGAATGTCTGAAACTTGTGCTCCAATATCATTTAATTCTACTAAAATAAAAGCATCGTTGTATTGTTTGCCTACTGCATTTATAACATTTGGAAAAATTAGGGGACTTAGGGTATTATTTCTAAAAGTAGCCACAACTTGATAGGGCATTTGACTAATATCCATAACAGCAAAGGCATGGTAGTCTAATCCGACTCCTCGAGAGGTATCCACAGTCATAACATAAAGGTGACTATTTTCCGGTTTCTCTATTACTGTTATTGGCTTTCTGTAAACTTTCAATCCTTCTGGGTTTGTAAATTCAGGTGTTATAAAGGTTAAGGTTTTTAGTTTGGCTGCAGCTATAAGACTGTTAGTACTACCAATAAATTCACATTCGTGTTCTTTACGAAACTGATCTTCAGATGTATTTTTGATTTGTTGATCTCGCCAATTTTCGTCACGACCAGGAACGTCGCTCCAGTGAACGTCAACATAGACAAAGTCGCTGCGTTTTTCAACAGACTCTGTCCATAACTTATAGTACATGTTTAAACCGTTAGGTGTAGAGATAATAACTAGTTTGGTTGTTTTACCTGAAGAAATTGTTGGATAGACTGAACTATAGAATTCTTCTGCAATATTATTAGGAATGTGGGCAAACTCGTCTAATAAGATATAATTAAAAGAACCACCACGAATTGCGCTTGGTGAAGTGGCAGCAGCAATAATCTTAGAGCCGTTTTCAAATTCAATAGAATACTTGTTCCACTCTTTAACACCCTGCTGTAACCATTTAGGTAGGTATTCGTATGCTGTTTTTAAACGATCCATATGCAATTTAGCAATAGACTGTTTATTTGCAAGAATGGCTATATTCTGATTTGGTTTGAATAGGGCTTCGTGGCAAATATCAGAAACAACACAGGTAGATTTACCGCACTGCCGAGGCATCTTTGCAATACAAAAACGATTTGCCTTAATAGTCTTAACCATCTCCTCTTGAAATGGATACATTGCAAACGGTTTTAGACCGGAATCCACAGTAACAATCATAATATATTTTTTCATAAAATATACAGGATCATTTGAACAACGAACATATTCCTCAACCTGTTCAGGTGTAAAGTTTACAGGAACGTTGGTTCGTTTTAGATTTGGATTTCCAAGATAGGAATCAGGGGTTTTCATTTTCTAACCGTTGTATATCACTCACTTGACCTTTAATTAGTTTCTGTAACTCGGCTGTGCTTCCAACAAATATAGCATTTCCGATTTTAGTTTCTGCATTATTATTAACAACAGTATCTCCGGCTTTAATGTCCTTGATCTGTTTGTGGAGTTGTATAAGGTCTTTATTTGCCTCTGCAACAGTTTTAATGAGTTGTCCTATGACTTCGTATGCTCTTGGAGAGTCTCCTTCAGAGGCAACATGCATAATTCCATCAATAGCTTTAGATCCCTTATCAATTAGAATCTTTAGGTTGTTTCGAACCTCGGTATAATCCACTTCAAAATGTTCTGGCGGTGTTTTTAGATCAACCACAATTTCTTGTGTTTCGTTAACCTTTAAAAGATCGCCAATAGATTCAGGAGTATCAGATTCAATGCCAAATATTTTATTTAATTTATCACTCATATTCTGTAATCACAGTTTTAATAGACCAATCATCATTAATTGCAATATTATTAATATTGGATTCTAAAACTATTTTATCTCCATTAGTATTTAGCACATATTCTCCATCACTATCTTTTTCGTATATTATAACTTTGTGGTGTATATTAACCTTTTTCATACTGTATCCTCAAAATTATCAAATATATTGACATCTGCTGTTTTGATAAGACCTGATGTGTGAACAGGACCGTAAAGAGCAATTTTTGCTAAAAATGCAAGTTCCCAAATAAGAACACGAGAAGGATCGTCTTTTAAAATTCCCTCATATTGCTCACTTGGAAGAATTTGACCAAGAACAATAGGTATATCTAATAATTCCTTTGCGTCACCTAAAATATCAGGTTTAATAGTTATATTAAATTGTGGATTAAAAAATGGTAATATTTGTTCCACAATCTGTAGACCATCATCAACATTTTTTACGTAGATATATAACGAAAATCCAATATTATAAGGAACTTCGCTATGGTGATATTTTACTTTTTGATCATCTTTTGCTGCATATCTTTTACTTACTAAATTTCTTTTTCTTTCAGAATCGTATGTAATAGAAGTTATTGCAAACGACATTCTAGGTAAAATTATCTGTGTTGCATAATACTTTGGATCATTTACATTAATGTTTAAACGATAAAACATACGATCTTTTGAAGCATACGAAAGAGGGATTTTAATTTTTTGTGTAGTCCCTGTTCCATTAGTTCTTTCTACATAAATGTTATTAAATAATGTACCAAAGGATACAACAGTTTTTCTAACTAAAGAATGATAGAATGTTCCAAACATTAATATTTGCCTTCAGAGAATGGATCTTTATCTGTAAAATCTAATATTTTAGAAGCATCTAATTGCAAACCAGAATTATCGGAAAGATCTTTAGTATTCATATCATAATTTCCTTCATCTGTACTATTTAACTTGGAAATGATATCATCTTCAACTTTATCAATTTCAGTAATTCCAGTATCGATATTTTCCATAGAATATTTAAAGAGTTCACAATCAATTTTTGTTGTGTACACTTTTC